ACCGGATATTTCATTTACCCAACTTTAAGAGCTGAGCAAAGCTATCTAATCGCTGAGTGGGAAAAGGCTTTCACTTCAATAGTTAAGAGGTTCGACTAATGGCTGACGGATCAAGAACGCTTAAGCTCTCGATATTAGCTGACGTCGATAATCTTAAAAAAGGTTTGACAGACGCGGGAACAGATACAGAAACTTTCGGCGGTAAGTTAAGCGGTTTTGGTAAAGCTGCCGGAGCTGCGTTTGCCGTAGCTGGGGCGGCGGCGCTTGCCTATGCTGGCGCGTTGCTAGTCGATGGCGTTAAAGCTGCGGTCGAGGACGAAGCCGCTCAGGTCAAACTTGCGACAGCCATTAAAAACGTTACAAGCGCAACGGACGCAACTATTGCGTCGGTCGAGTCATACATTACTCAAACAGCTCTCGCGGTCGGAGTTTCAGACGACGAACTTCGTCCATCTTTTGCGCGTTTAGTTAAGAGTACGGGCGACGTCGAAGCTGCGATGAAGCTACAAGGGGTCGCTCTCGACGCTAGTGTCGGCTCCGGTAAATCTCTCGAAACAACTTCAAATTTGATCGCTAAAGCTTTCGACGGCAACACCGCAGCCCTAGCTAAATTAGACATCGGTTTAACAGCTGCCGAACTTAAGACAATGAGTTTCGATGAAGCGATTGCCGCTGTAACAGCAACTTATGAAGGATCCGCGAACGCTGCGGCTGATACTTTTGCGGGAAAGATTGACCGTTTAAAGATCGCATTTGACGAGGGTAAAGAAACAGTCGGCGCGTTCGTATTAGACGCGATAACTCCGATGGTTACCTTATTCGTCGATAAAGTAATTCCAACGCTGAGCACACTTGCCACAGATATAGGCGAGGACTTACAGCCAGTTTTCGAATCACTAGGTACATTTTTTAAAGATACGTTTCTGCCGGGCTTAACCGCACTTTGGGATTACATGAACAAATATGTCGTCCCAATCTTTAAGGCTGGTCTAGCTCCAGTATTGGAAGCCGTTAAAACAGTATTTAAAGCCGTCGGCGATCTAATTGAGGACAACACAGGATTTTTTAAATTACTCGGAGTCGGCATTACCGCGTTCTTACTTATCGCTAGACCGTTCGCGTCGTTCTTAGGTACGACTTTTAAGGTTGCTTGGTCAGGCGTTGCTCTAATCATTAACGGCGTAAGCAAAGCAATTCAGGGCGTCGTGGCTGGTATTAACGCGGCGATTAAAGTCGTTAACTTGCTCATTAAGGGTTATAACATAGTTAACAATTTAAAGCCCGGATCTAAAGATTTACAAGAAATCCCAATGCTCGCAACTGGCGGTTTAGCTAACGCTAATAGTCCTTATATCGTCGGAGAACGAGGGCCAGAGTTATTCGTCCCATCTGGTAACGGACGCGTTATTCCAAATAACAAGCTAGGCAACGGTGGCGGAAATATCTATATCAACGTTAGCGGCGCAATCGACCAGGAAGGCACAGCCCGCCGAATCGTTGACGTTTTAAATAACAGTTTCTATCGCGGCACAAATGGCGCTAATGCGCTGGCGTTCTAATGACAGTATTTAACCCAGTCTGGCGCGTAAAGATTCAAGGCGTCGAATATACGACTTACACGTTAGCAAATCTAAGCATTACTAGCGGTCGCACAAACATCTATCAGCAAGCGCAAGCGGGCTACTGTAATTTAGAGCTATTAAACTTAACTCAGGCGATCGTAAACATAAACATAAACGATTCAGTTTCGATCGAGTTAAAAGATTCGACTAATACTTACGTTCCGATATTTGGTGGAACAGTCGTCGATTTTGGAATTGAGATCGTTACAGCTGGCAGCGTAGGAATTAACCAAGTCTTAAAGATAACCGCGCTGGGAGCTTTAAGCCGCTTACCTAAAGCGCTTACCGATGGCACACTAGCGAAAGCTCATGATGGCGATCAAATTTGGCATATTCTCCAAGACTTATTACTAAATAACTGGGGCGAAGTTCCGGCAGCTTTACAATGGACAAACTACGATCCGACGGAAACATGGGCAAACGCTCAAAACGTAGGATTAGGCGAGATCGATCGTCCGGGCAATTATGAGCTTTCAGCTCGATCAGCTGATCGCACAGACGTTTATTCGCTGGTTTCAGGACTTGCGACGTCTGGTCTGGGGTACATTTACGAGGACGGCAGCGGACTTATCAGCTACGCCGATTCTTTACATAGATCCATCTATTTAGCCACAAATGGCTACACAGACGTAACGGCTAATCACGCGCTATTTAACGGGCTTAAAATTGAAACTAGAGCGGGCGACGTTCGTAATGACATAACCATAAAATACAAGGCTAACGGCTCCAGTGAAGTAAGCGCCGAGGATATTGGCTCGATCGATCTTTACGGTCGTTTAGCTCAAGTCATAAATACGACAATCGACAAAGCGGTGGACGCCCAAGATCAAGCCGATTTTTACTTAACCCTAAGAGCTACGCCTCAAGCGAACTTTACTTCGATCACTTACCAGCTTACAAATCCCGAGCTAGACGACGCGGATCGTGATTCGCTGATAAACGTGTTTATGGGCTTACCGCTGCGAATCAGCGACTTACCGTCAAACATGGCAGCGGGTACATTTTTAGGATTCGTCGAGGGCTGGTCTTTTAAGGCTGCCTATAATGAAATCGCTTTATCTTTAAATCTTTCGCCGATAAGTTATTCGCTTCAAGCTATGAAGTGGGAGCAAGTTCCTATCGCGGAATCGTGGAATACTATAACCGGGGCACTAACGTGGGAAACCGCGTTAGTCGTGGCATAAGGAGAAAACATGACAAACCCAACGAGTAACTTCGGCTGGCAAATGCCAACGCCGACGGATTTAGTTACCGACTTACCAGCTGATTTTGAAGTTTTTGGTCAGGCGGTCGATACGTCAATGGCTGACCTTAAAGGCGGTACGACTGGTCAAATCCTGTCTAAAGCTACAAATGCCGACATGGATTTCACATGGATCACTAATGACGTCGGCGACATTACAGCCGTTAACGTAACCGCACCGATTACCGGTGGCGGTACTTCGGGCGCTGTAACTATTGGCGTGGACGCTGGGACAACTTCCGCGGCTGGCGTAGTCCAGTTAAGCACGTCCACATCTAGCACATCAACAGTTTTAGCAGCTACTCCAAGCGCGGTTAAAAGCGCTTACGATCTAGCCGACGCAGCGATAGCAAAATCAACCGTTACGACAGCGGGCGACATTATTTATCGTAACGCAACAGTTCCAACACGTTTAGGAATTGGCACAGCTGGTCAAGTGCTAACAGTAAACAGCGGAGCAACAGCCCCAGAGTGGGGTAGCGCTTCGTCAGTCACACTTATTTCGACCACCAGTATGACTGGAACAAATACAATTACGTTGAGTTCAATTCCTCAAACTTATTCTTATTTATATTTACTTTATTCCGAAGTTTACAGCGCTGGAGCATTTGACAATTTACAATATCGTATGAACGGTGATTCAGGCGGAAATTATGATTGGGCATTTATTGGAACGGCTGGAACTTCTGGTGATTTTGCAAATACCGGTTCGGGAACAGCTGGTCAACTAGGTTCTAGTAGCAATTCAAGCACATTTGCGAATAGAGCAAGTGGAATAATTACAATTTACAATTACGCGCAAAATACAAATAACGTTCTTTGTACGTCAGCTACACGAACTAATTATGGCGGAACACTAAAATCGTCTTTTGGTACCATTCAATATAGAAACGCTTCCGCTGTAACTTCGTTTTCAATTATTGCGTCAAGCAATTTTACAGCTGGAACACTCAAACTATACGGAGTTAAATAATGACTAATCCAATGATAAAAATCGTTAACGTCGAAACTGGCGAGGAAATTGAACGCGAAATGACAGCTGACGAATTAGCAGTTCATAGTGCAGACAATGCCGCACACGAAGCCGCTGTCGCGGAAATTGAAAAGAAGGCGGCTGATCGCGAAGCGCTATTAACTAAACTCGGTATTACAGCCGACGAAGCGGCTTTATTGCTGTCATGAAATTAGTTAGCTATAACGGGTGGACGGCTTCAAAGGATCAAGCCGAAATCGGAATTAAGTCCTACGCAATTCCCGGGACTAATTTAAAGATTCGCTGCGCCGAAGCTGTCGCACCTTTGATCGTGGGATTCTGCAAAGAATTTAACGAGCTAATCGAGCCGCTAGATGGTGGACAACTCGACGACTGGGGATTCGCATTTCGTAACGTTCGCGGATCAACGGATCGTTTATCTAACCACGCGTCCGGAACAGCGATCGATCTAAATGCTACTAAGCACGTTCTCGGAAAGATCGGCACGTTTCCAGCTGAGAAAGTTCCAATGATTCGCGCACTAGCTAAGAAATACGGTTTATTCTGGGGCGGCGATTACAAGAATCGTCCCGACGAAATGCACTTTGAAATTAACGTAAGCCCAAAAAAAGTCTTAGAGCTAATCAAGGCTCTAGGGTTAGGAGAAAAGTAATGAAAGAGCTAAAGGCTATCGGTGCTAGTTATGGGCGTTCAGCAATCGCGGGCATGCTGGCGGTTTACATGACTGGCGAAACTGATCCCAAAAAATTGGCGTGGGGCTTATTTGCTGGGATCGTGCCGGTTCTAATGCGTTACTCGAATCCCAAAGACGTTTCGTTCGGGGCAAAGGCTAAGTGAACGCAAACGATTGGGCGGCTATGGGCGTGGCTACGGTCACGCTCTTAGTTGCATTTCTTACCGGAGTTAGGCATTTAGTAAAGTATTACCTAAGCGAGCTCAAGCCTAATTCTGGATCAAGCGTCAAAGATCAGGTTTCGCGCCTTGAAAAGCGGGTTGACGAAATTTACAGTTTGCTCATAAGCAATTCGACACGCCGTTAAATACGCGTAAGGCTTGTAATTGTCAGACATTTAGTTCACCCTATAACTAGGGAGCGAATAAGTCGCACCCGGAATCGGGAGCTAACATGTTTACAGTATTGGAAATGGCGATAGCTGTATTTATCGCTGGTATTGGCTGGTTTCTAGTCGGCTGGACTATTGGTTATAAAGAGGGCGTTAAGGACGGGTTTAACCGCGGTCGAGCCGCTGGACTTCGTGCCGCTACTGAGCGATTGAGAAGCTACTAATGGCTATCCCACTAGAGGGCTACGAGTCCGTAGCTGAGCGAATTGAAAAGTTTTGGGCTAAATATCCAAATGGTCGAATTGACGTAAAGATCGTATTTCAGGACGGGACTCGCTACATAGTCCAGACTGATATTTACAAGGAAGTAACCGACGGGTTACCTTTCGCGACAGATTTCGCCGAGGAAATCAGATCAAACGCTAATCGCTTTCCACTAGAAAACGGATCAACCTCAGCAATAGGTCGAGCCTTACATACGGGCGGATTATCAAAGTTCAGCGAGAATCAAAATCGCCCGTCGTTCGAGGAAATGAAGCGAGTCGAACGCCCAGTCGTTGAAGCTCCAATAGTCCTAGATCAAAATAATAACGTAGTCCTACCTAATGGCTCTTATGATCCTTGGGACATGACTAAAGCCGTTGCTGAGATCGGCGGAATACTTAGTGGTCGCTCATGCTCTCACGGGGTAATGGTTCGCAAAGAGGGAGTCGGCAAAACTGGACGACCTTTTAAAGGCTGGGTATGTCCAGACAATAACCGGGCATGTGCGATATGGGAATAAACAAAATTACGCTTACACGCGACGAGGAAGTTCAAGCGGCAGCCGCCGCCTTTACCTGTGAATTTCGCGGTGAGGAAAACTATTACTTCCATGACCAAGCTATGCGCGGCAACATACACGACTCGATAAAGCGTACAGCTGAGGCATTTGGGGCTGAGATAGCAGCTGCTAAGTTCTTTGGAATCAAGGACTTTAAGATCGAGCTAGACAAGTTCAAAATTCGAGCAGACATCGGCAATCGAATCGAGATTAAGCACACTCGCTGGCTAGACGGTCACCTGATCCTACAGCCTAGAGATCGCACCGAGGATCTAGCCGTATTAGTTGTAGGAGAATCACCGACTTATTACGTTAAGGGCTGGATACCTATTCGAGCAGCTAAGACATCTCGGTTTAAGCATGATAAGACCGAATCATGGTGGGTTAGCCAACACAATCTAAATTCTATGGAAAATCTAAAGGAGTCTAACTATGGACAAATTGAAATTTGAGTGTCGGCGCTGTAAGCGCGAAACGTTACAGGTCGAACGAATAGTTACGGACTTACTTCCGCCGGGCGTTAAAACGCTTGAGTGTACGGTCTGCGGCGTAATGGGCGTATGCCTAGTCGGGAGTGATAATGCCACAGCTTAATATCAAGTGCGGCTGCGAAACAGCACCGGACATTAAGGTCATGGTTCTAACGGGCGTCGTACCTATTGCCCAAATCATTTGCCAAAATTGCGACTTTAGTTACGTTTCGGTCGGCGGCGAGGTAGTTCGTGCCTAGTTACCTGTATCGCTGCGACCAATGCGGGGGCGAGTTTGAAATGAGCCACTCAATACCAAGTAACAGCGACCTATCGCCACTATGTTGCAGCTATCCCATGAACCGAGTGTTTAGCGCTCCAGCGATTATCTTTCGCGGTACTGGCTGGGGCGGTGATAAGTAATGCCGTTCGCTAATCGTTATTACATGATCAAGCCACGCACTCAGATAACGAGCTGCTGTAATGAGATTCTATTCCAATATCGTTGCCGTAATTGTTATAAGGATATGGGCTGCTATTACTGTGACTTTAACTATAACGAAGCCCATAAGTGCGATGAATAGTTATCCACAGATTAGAAAAGTTATCCACACCCTGTGGGAATCGCCCAAGAATACGCTCATGCTTGCAACCTATTTGACATCGCTTGTACGATCAACTCTCTCGACGAGAGCCGGGCGACCGGTGAGCTCGCGGAGAGCCTCACTAACGGGCGCACTATGTTTAGCGCTGGCTATACCGAGTCCTACATGGGCTAGTTCTGTAACATCTAAAGATAATTACAAACTTTACTTACATAGTCGAATAGTTAGTGATAGCCAATACCAATGCGCTTATAAGCTATACATGAAAGAGTCTAGGTTCGATAGTAAAGCTGTTAATGGATCGCACTATGGCATACCTCAAATGCGTAACAAGAAGCTAAAGTATTTAGATGGGTTCACCCAAATAGATTGGGGTATCCGGTATAACCAAGCAAGATATAAAGGCGATTGGTGCTTAGCATACAAACACTTCAAAGACAAGGGGTGGCACTAATGGCTAGTGCTGTGGATAATGGTACGTCTAGTCGATGGTCAAAGATCAGACAGCGAATACTTAAAAGAGATTCTTATTGCTGTCAACAATGCGGACAAGATAACGGAAAGTTACACGTTGACCACATAGTACCCAGACGACTAGGTGGGACAGATAATGACGATAACTTACAAGTAGCCCGCTTGGGCTTGCTGATAGATATTAGTGCGACCGCTGTTAATAGTTAAATTTGCTAGTGTGTAAGTCGTGTATTCGACGCCCTGAATCTTTACGCGCCAAACTGGGTTAAATACTGTCATTAGAACGCCAGCGCATTAGCGCCATTTGTGCCGCGATAAAAACTGTTATTTAAAACGTCAACGATTCGGCGGGCTGTGCCTTC